CTTGTAAATCAGGATTATCGTTATATTGGGCTCCAAGCCTGTAACCCTGTGTTAATAATTCCCAATCACCTGTATCTTGTGTAATACCATTAACGCTTGGTACGCTGTTAGTATTAACTGTTAATGATGTATAACTGTAGCCACCATATTTAACAATGTCACCTGGCTGATATGTTTCTGATTCAGTCCACTGTAACTCATATTCATAACCAGGTAACCATATGTTAAAGAAACTTTCAGCAAACGATGTTGAAGAATTGTGTCCAGTGGTACAATACCAAATTGTAGGGCCAAATCTTAGTATGTCGCCTTGTTTGTATTTTTCTCTTTTAACAAAAATTTCATCGCCGTCACCTGCTTCAACTTCTAAATTATTTCTATCTGCAAGTGCGTCATCTTTTCTTCTATAAACTTTAAAACTATCACTGTCAATTATGCGAATATAGTAGTATGCATCTGCTGTAAATCTATCGCCAGCATCTCCAGTTGTAGTATACTGAATCATATCGCCGGTTGTCAAATTGTGATTTGATGATGTTATAATACCTGTTGTAATATCTTCTGGAGTAATATCTCTACTTGGTACCCAATGTCCTTTGTATTCGATACCACTAATTAAGATTTCCCATGCGTTATCAGGGCCGCCTGGCATATCTTCTTCAAGTCCTAATCCATCATCATTTGCACTTAAATGACCAATTAAACAACGATAAATTATACCACCGTAACGTACTACATCATCTTGAACATATCTGGTTCTTGGTGTCCAGTAATTTTTCCATTGATCCGATCTTGTAACTACTGTCCACTTAGTTGAATCTAATTCAAGACCAGTAATTGTTGTAGAAGAAGTATGTTCTTGGGTACAACGATAAAGTACGCCACCATACTTAACTACATCACCTATTCTATAAATTACCTGTGGTAACCATTCGTAACGCCAATTATTATCTGTAAGAACAAGTTTCCAGTTACCAAAATCTGTTTCTCCAATTTGACCCGGAGTTTCAATATTTAAATATGAACCTTTGTCTTTGCTATCTGGAGTTCCGTCAAAGTAATAAATTTTATCCGGAGCATTTGCTGGAACTGTAAGTCTAATCGACCTGTCACTTGCAGTTGAAAATGAACTTAGATATACTGCTTCCGAAGTTTCAATACCATCAATGAAATAAACAATATTTGAACCGATGTCCCAATAGTCTACAAGAGGTGTGTCAGGATTTACACCATCTTCGTACACACTAAATCTTAAAGGATGTTCTTGACCTCCGAAATCTACATTTGATTGATCTGATTGACTAAAGAAATATGTATGTCCTTTACGTAGTGTAATTTTGTTTCTTTCAGTTCCATTTAGATAAATCGAACCTGTAGTTGTTTCAGCACGACCGTTATCTGTTATTGAGCCGCTGTCTCTATCTATAGTAACTGTGATTGTTGTTGAACCTTCAGGTACTGTGTATTCGTCTGCTTCGTGTCCAACAATAGCCGCATAAACTTGACCACCGTAACGTACAATGTCATTTACTTTGTAGTATTGTCCAGGAGTCCATTGATCTACCCACTGATAACCATCTGTCATCTGTGTCCATTTTGGTAACTCTTGGTTTAAGTAATCAATGTAAAAATCTGGATCTGATGTGTGTCCATTTAAACATACAAATGTTTTACCACCATATGAAACAATATCGTCTTTGATATATTGCTTAGATGCTTGCCATGGTCCTGTCCATCTAAATCGGATTCTGTCAATTTTAAATTCAGCCATTTATTTTTCCGTTTCTATTACTGTATTTAACCATTATGGAGATACCCCATCTGGAAAATCATAATCCTGGTTAATTCTTATTACTAAGTTCCCTTCGTCATCAATATAGTAAATTAGATTCCTGTCGTCCCATCTAAACTGCTCATAACGTAAATTATCAAAGGAAATTTCATGTTCTTCGTCTCTACCCTCAAAAAACTCTATTCCTCTTTGAAAATCTGGATAATTTTCTGTAGGATCTCCAGGTTTATTAACCTGAACACCGTCAGTACTTTTCATTTGGTCTGATTTTACCAAGTATAAATCACCATCTTGTGTTCTACGTAAACCGTAAAAATATCTACTACCTTTTACTGTTTTTAGTAGTGTTCCTACTTCTGTACCTTGATAAAAACTTGCCATAATTTAATCCTTAACTTACAATATTAATTGTATTCCCCATATTACTGTGTGCTGAACATTGATAATACAATGTCGCTGGAGCACTCATTGGTACTGTAAACACAATATATCCTGTTGATGCATTGTTATTAGTTACTCCAGTACTGTATGCCGCGCCACCATTTGAAACTCTAATTTCAAATGGGTGTGATCCGCCACTGTTATTAAAGAAATAATAAGTCATTCCTCTCATTAAGTAAAGCACAGGATCGCTCGTTGTTGTTGGAAATCCCGGACCTGTAAATGTATAGTCAGAAGTTCCATTTGCACCAATTGTCCAAGTAATACTTGCTCCGTTTTGTGGAGCCCAACTTGTTCCGTTGTAGGCCATTGCCGCGCCTCTGATTGCATTTGAAGTGGTTACATCAGATAATTCATTAAATTCTGTTGCTCCTGTAGCACCATCAAAATTAATTGTAAGTGTGCCATCAACCATTTCTGTTGCAATATCAGTACCACCTGCAATCGTTAATGTATCCGTTAAAGTACTTGCAGTTGTTGATCCTGTATCACCTGCTACTGTTGCAAACAAGTTTTGGTCTGTTGATTGATCTACAACAAATTCTAAACCATCTGCTGTTGCATTAACTTTGACAAATCTATTAGCCGCGCCTGTGAATGCACTCGGTGTATCAGTTAAATCTAAAAATGTTTCACCAAACAGTGTTGGTGTGTTTGCAAAGTTATTGTAATCTAAAAAGTATGCACTGTCAAATCCGTCAAGTGTGTCTGCATCAAGACCTGATCCGCCTGATGCTACGTCAGCACCCGGTGCCCATTGTGATCCGTCCCATTTAAGAACATCACCTGTACTCGGAGCCGTTGCAGAAACGTTACTTAAAGCACTAACCGGAACATTTGAAAGTTCACTTGCTGTAATAGCATCACTGTATTCTAATGCCGTTGCACCTGCATTTACTCTTACAAGTTTTCCATTAGCACTTGTAAAGTTTCCCGGAGTGTCTGTTAAATCAACAAATGCCGACGCTCCTCCGCCTCCACTCAATACTGTTCCAGGACCCCAAGTAGACGTTGATGCTGAATAAACAAGAGCCTGTCCATCATTTGGACTATTTGCTGATACATTTCCTAAGTCACCTAAAGCACTTGTAGTATCTAACATTTTATTCCAAGAGTTATTATGTGCATAATAAACTGCCGCATCAGCAGTTACTTTCGCCAACATACCGTCATAGGTTGTAGGATTAGGTAGTGAACCAAATGTAGGATATAGGAATGTAATTTTGTTACTACCTTCTGATGTTGGTGGAAAAGAATTTATAACATTGTTAACAACAACTGTTAATTGATCTCCATCTCCTAATGCTGTGTACAACTCGTTAAAGTTGTTATTAATTTTTGTAGCACCTGCCCTTAGATTGTCACCTTGACCATCGTTGGGCAAAATTCCTACATTTACTACTTGTTTTGTCATATCCTACTCCTACTCTCCTATGTTTGGTCGAATGTAATATTGTTATTGTCTAATGTAAGGTTTGTATTATCCCATTCTCTGTCACTGTCTTGTATAACAATGTCATCGCCTGCGTATGTTACAGCACCATCATTTGGACCTTGGTTAATTCTTACAACAAGTTCGCCTTCTTCATTTACATAATAAAATAAATTTGCATCGTCCCAACGAAATTGTTCATAATTTAAATTCTTATATGTTAAGTTATGTGCAGAATCTCTACCTTCAAAGAACTCTGATCCTTCATCAAATTCAGTAAAGTTATCTACAGGATCTCCTTCTTTGTTAATAGCAATAGTATCATTTAAACTTAACTGATCAAGTTTTCCTAAAAATAGTTCACCGTCATCAGTTCTACGTAAACCATAGAAGTATCTTTCGCCAAGATTATCTTCAATAGTTTGGGTAATTGTTTGACCTGTGTACCATTGATTAGACATATTACACTATCTCCACAAAACTTAATACACACTCAAGACTTGCATC